TAAAGAATAACAAAGGTACAGAAGACAACCGAGTACGTCATCTTGACTACGGTGTACAGTTCAACAAGCTGATGTATGAGCGTCTGATGCAAGGCGGCGACATTACGTTGTTCTCACCAAACGAAGTACCAGAGATGTATGATGCATTCTTTATTGACAACGATAAGTTCAAGGAGTTGTATGAGAAAGCAGAGCGATCAACAAAACTGACAAAGAAGACAATTCCAGCCATTGACCTGTTCTCTGCGTTTCTGCAGGAAAGGAAGGACACTGGACGAATATATCTAATGAATGTCGATCATGCAAACTCGCACGGTGCCTTTGATCCCGAGGTCGCTCCAGTTAGACAGTCTAACCTTTGCTGTGAGATTAACCTGCCAACCAAGCCACTTCGTAGCGACGATGATCCAGATGGTGAGATTAGTCTTTGTACATTGGCCGCTATCAACTGGGGTAACATTAAGACTCCGGCCGACTTCGAAAAGCCAGCTACCATTGCAGTTCGTGCATTGGATGCGCTGCTTGATTATCAGGACTATCCAGTTAAGGCTGCAGAGCGTTCTACCATGGAACGTAGACCACTTGGTGTTGGTATCATCAACTTTGCATATTGGTTAGCAAAGCATGATACCAACTACTCAGATCCGAACTTAGAACTTATCGATGAGTGGGCAGAGGCATGGTCGTACTATCTTATTAAAGCATCTTCCGATCTTGCAATAGAAAAAGGTGGTTGTAAGAAAGGATGGCAGACGAAGTACTGTAAAGGAATACTACCAATCAATACCTATAAAAAGGAAGTGGATGAGCTAGTAAAAAGAAAATACAGTATGAACTGGCAAGTTTTAAAATTAAAGCTGTATGAATTTGGTATTCGCAACAGCACGCTTATGGCTCTGATGCCTTCCGAAACTTCAAGTCAGATAAGTAACGCTACCAACGGAATTGAGCCACCTCGAAGCTTCGTATCAATCAAGCAATCGAAGGATGGTATTCTAAAGCAGGTAGTACCAGAATATCGACGACTGAAGAATAAGTACGAACTTCTGTGGGATCAAAAGAGCCCAGAAGGATACTTAAAGATTATGGCTGTACTACAGAAGTACATTGATCAAGGCATATCTGTTAACACATCGTATAATCCTCAGCACTATGAAGAGGAAAAGATTCCGTTGAGTGAAATGCTACAGCACCTTGTAATGTTTTACAAGTATGGTGGTAAGCAACTTTACTACTTTAACACTTACGATGGTGCGACCGATGAAATGGAACCACCAGCACACTCATACGAAGGGCAGCCTGTACTAGAAGATGATGATGACTGCGAGAGCTGCAAGATTTAGGAGTAATGATGCGATCTGTATTCGATACCAAAAAGGTTGACAACGTCACCCAACCAATGTTCTTTGGTGCACCAGTTAATATTGCTCGTTATGAAAATCTAAGATACAAAACCTTTGATAACCTTACCGAGAAGCAGCTTGGGTTCTTTTGGAGGCCAGAAGAAGTAGACATTGGTAGAGATAGTAAGGATTTTCGTAGTCTGTCTGACCATGAGCAACATATCTTTACGTCTAACCTAAAGAGACAGATCCTTCTTGATAGCGTACAAGGCAGAGCTCCTACAGAAGCGTTCCTTACTATCTGCTCTTTACCAGAGCTAGAGAATTGGATTGCAACGTGGACGTTTAGTGAGACTATTCACTCTCGTTCCTATACTCACATCATTCGAAACATCTACAGTAACCCAAGCGAAGTGTTCGATAATCTTCTCGACATACAAGAGATCGTAGATTGCGCAAAGGACATCAGTAGATATTATGACGAACTCATTGACATGAACAATCCTGATTATAAGGAATTTGGAAGTTATGAGCATAAGAAAGTATTGTGGATGGCTCTCAATGCAGTCAACGCGTTAGAAGGTATTAGGTTCTATGTTTCGTTTGCTTGCAGCTGGGCATTTGCTGAGCTCAAGAAGATGGAAGGCAACGCAAAGATCATTAAGTTTATTGCTAGGGACGAGAACGTACATCTAGCATCAACACAGCAGATGCTAAAGCTCCTTGCCAGAGATGACAAAGAGTTTGCAGCTATAAGGGAACAAAGCGAACAACAAGTAATTGATCTATTCGATAGTGTCGTACAACAAGAAAAGAAATGGGCTGAGTATTTGTTTAAAGACGGATCAATGATTGGCTTGAATGCACAACTACTTGGAGATTACGTAGAATGGATAGCTAGCAAGAGAATGCATGCTATTGGATACAAGTCTCCATACCGAGTCGAGCAAGCAAATCCATTGCCGTGGACGCAGAAGTGGATTAGTGGTGGAGAAGTACAGGTAGCACCACAGGAAACAGAGATTACCTCATATGTTGTTGGCGGAGTTAAGAAAGATGTCAACGAAAATACATTTGCGGGAATGTCTCTATGAGTACAATAGCTTGTAGCTCCGAATGCGGTAACTGTGGAGCAGAGTATGTTGTGAGTTTTGATGACGATCAGTTTGGTATAGGTACAGAGGACCCAACGTTTTGTCCTTTTTGTGGTACTGAGCTTGATCAGTTTTATGTTGAAGATGATATAGAAGAGTTAGACTTCGAGGAAGATTAAATGTCAAGCTGGACCTACCAGGGCCAGCCATTTACATCTGATATGATAGGTGACAATGTCGGGTTTGTATACCAGATAACTAATTTACAGAATGGAAAAAAATATATTGGAAAGAAGTGGTTCTGGTCTACAAGAAAGTTACCACCGCTTAAAGGTAAGAAACGTAAGCGAACGGTTAAGAAAGAATCCGATTGGATGAAATACTTTGGCTCCAGCGAAGAGGTAAAGTTGCTAGTTGAACAGCACGGTGAAGATAACTTTCAGAGAGACATTCTTCGCTTGTGTAAAACTAAAGGTGAATGTACGTATTATGAGTTAGTTGAGCAGGTTGAGAGAGAAGTGTTACTCAAGCCCGACGAGTACTACAACGGTATCATTCAGTGCAAGATACACAGGAATCACATACTACGCTGACGCTTTACCCTTTCGCGAGCGGCTATTCTCATTCTCTCTATAGTCTCTGGACTATTCTTCCTACCACGATGAGAAGCCGCTCTTTTATCCTTCGTCTCCTGTGATTGCTTTCTTCCAATGTGAGCCTGGCTAATCTTTTTCTTGGTTTCTTCACTTCTCTTTGTACCGAGGGTAGGCTTTGAAGACAGCCTTCCAACCTTTCTACCATTCTCTCGCTGAATCTCTTTTATGATTTCTTCTCTGCCAACCATACCAGCAAGACCCTGCCACGCTAACTTGTCCTGCCATCGCCCGTACTCTTCGTATAACCTACGATGTGCTTCGGCGTGCTCTTCAACAGTGAGTTGGACGAGATTTGAGGGGTCGTCTGTACCACCAGCGTGTTTTGGAATGATGTGGTGGGTGTGATATATAGTCATGCTGATACTCCTTTCCAGTATTAGAGAGTTGGAGATTGCCGTCTCGCGAACTCATTTATATTTATAAAATGGTTGATTTGAGGACAATACTCATGTATAGTGAAGATGTCTTTTGGAACTATTACGATATGATTAAGCAAGCCAAGCCTGACCTATCTCATGAACAAATAATAGAGTTAGTTGAGAAAAAGCTGAGAGAGCTCTACGGTGAATAAGATTGTGTTCTTTAGTGATTGGAAGAAGATGTACAAACATCCGACTCCACAATGCGAGCCCTTTGTAGAAGTTCCTTTTAATGATCTGCGGTCACACCAAGATGCTGACGCTTATGTTCAGATTAACATACAGCACCCGTATCATATAAAAGAACCTTTTCGTGAACCTTTCTACAACTTCATTAAAGACAGTGGTAAACCATCTATAGTATTTGAGTCTGCTGTATTCAGACAGAACGTCAATGACAACTTCTTTAAAAAGTATTTTAGATTCTCTTGGAATAGCTTTTTGTGGAACGAAGGTAACTTTGGACCGATGGGTAACGGACCAGATAGGTGGGAACGTATCCAGAAGGAGCATGACATTGAGATAAAGCCATGGCGTGATAAAAGAGGC